ACACCCCGCCGATGCAATGAGGTATCTTGCACTAGGAATCAGGGACCGTATCAATAAAAACAACAAGAATTTGCCACGTATGGCGGATGGAGAGTATGCAATCTTCGGTAACTATTAGGGATTTAAAACTATCCGATATGGACCAGGTGCTGCTTTTAGCTAAAGAAGCACATTCTGAGTCAAGTTATAGTCACCTTGATTTTGATGCAGATGTTATAATGGCGATGGCCACTACGTGGATAGCTAACCCAGAGGTCTATTTTTGCCGTATTATGGTATCTCCTGAAAATAAAATTTTTGGGATGTACGTCGGACTCATTTCGAGTTATTATTTCGGTAAGGACTTAGTAGCAACCGATATGTTGTTATTCGTTAGTCAAGACAGGCGTGGTGGTATTGCTGCAGCAAGATTGATTAAAGAATTTGAAGACTGGGGATTTGCAAACGGTGCGAAAGAAGTAAGACCTGCTTCGTCTACAGGAGTTAAAACCGAAGAGACTAAGCAGTTGTATAACGCTCTAGGGTATAAAACCGTAGGGCATACATTTGTAAAAAGGAGGTAGATATGTGCGGAGGCGGTAGACCAGCTCCCCCACCACCAGCGCCAACCCCACCAAAGGTTAGCGACGAGGAAATCAAGAAATCAGTAGATGATTTGACTGAATCTGAAAAGATGCGTAAAGGTCAAAAGTCAACTATCTTGACATCTGGTGAAGGAGTCGAAATGGAGAAGATCAAGAAGAAAAAACTTCTTGGCGGTGCTTCAGAAAAACTTGGTAATTACTAAGAATGAAAGATAATGCTGTAAACCAAATAGTCAAACGACTTGAGCAGCTTGAATCTTGGCGTTCTCCGTGGGAAAACCTCTGGCAGGATTGTACCGACTATGTCAATCCTCGCCGAGGCGATTTCACAAAAGGACGTCACAGAGGCAATAGCTCTAGGTTTGATAAAGTATTTGACTCAACAGCACCCTTAGCCAATGAACAATTGGCTTCTGGATTACATGGTCATTTGACCAATACGGCTGAACGTTGGTTCTCGCTACGAGTTCCAGGTTCTGACGAGCCAACTCTAGGTATGAGACAATGGCTGCAAGGCACTGTCGAAGCAATGTTCGATAGCTGCTTTAATCTTCCTGAAACTAATTTTATTACGTCAGTGCACGAAATGTACCTTGATATAGGTTCATACGGTACAGCCGTATTTTATGTTGAAGATAGACCAGGAAAGCCAATACAGTTTAGATCCTTTCATCTAGCAGATTGCTATGTAGCAGAAAACCACGAAGGAGTGGTTGATACTCTATATAGAAAGTATAAGCATACTGCAAGGCAGCTTATGCAGCTCTATGAACCAGTCTTACCAGACAAGTTTAAAGAAATAGCTACTAAGCAGCCATTTCAAGAATTTACCTGTATTCATGCCGTAGAGCCTAGATCTGATCTAGACTACGATAAAAAAGACAAGGATAATATGCCTTGGAAGTCTTGCTATGTGCTGCAAGAAGAATCTCTTATGCTAAAAGAAGGCGGCTTTATGGAGTTCCCTTATATGGTACCTAGGTGGTCTAAGACCTCTGGGGAAGTATATGGTCGTTCTCCTGCTATGGTTTGTTTGCCTGATATTCGCATGGTTAACGAGATGATGAAGACTACTATTAGGGCAGCACAAAAAGCAACTGATCCACCACTTATGGTACCAGATGACGGCTTTATGATGCCATTGCGTACTATACCAGGTGGTCTTAACTACTATAGATCAGGTACACCGGATAAAGTAGAACCTCTTATCGGTGGTGAAAGACCAGACGTAGGCCTAGACTTTATTGAGTCTAGACGAGAGCATATTAGTAAATCATTTCATGTAGACTGGCTGCAAATGAGAGACGGTCCGCAAATGACTGCAACTGAAGTGCTACAGCGTCAAGAAGAAAAAATGAGGCTTATGGGACCAATGGTTGGAAGACTACAATCCGAGTTCCTTGGACCTATGATTGATAGAGTGTTTGCTTTAATGATGCGCCGTAATGAATTACCTAGGCCGCCAGGAGAGTTAGAAGGCGTTAAGCTGCACGTTGATTATATATCTCCAGTGGCTAGAGCTCAAAAAGCACAGTCAGTCTTTAACTTTACTAGATTTTTAGAGCAAATGGTACCTCTAGCTAATATGAAGCCAGAGATTTTTGATAATATAGATGCTGACGGCACGTTTAGGTGGGCTCATCATACATTAGATGCTCCTGCAGAAACTCTTACAGATCCTAAGGAAGTACAAAAGCAGCGCGAGCAAAGAGCTCAGCAGCAACAGGAAATGGAAGAAGCAGCAGCAATGCAACAACAAGCAACTACAGCTAAAGATATGTCTGTGGCTGCTAAGAATACCGGAATGGAGCCGATGTTAAATGGTGGACAAGCCCCAACAGCAAGCTAATCCGCTAAGCGAATTACACACGGATATGAGGTCTGTGTTCTTAAATGAACCAGGCCAGCGTGTACTGAATTACTTGTGCAAGGTTGGTCATGTAAATGATGCAACATATGTACCAGGTGATACCCACGAGACTGCACACCGAGAAGGCATGCGTCGAGTGGTAATTAGTATCTTGAGGTTTATTGATAAAGATCCTCAAGAATTGTTAAACTTACCAAAGGAGGTAGAAGATGAGTGAGGAAATCGGGTCCGTCGCACCAGAAGGTGCAGCAGAAGCGGGTAGCTCGGGTGGTGATTGGAGAGCGTCATTAGGTGACGATATTCGACATGATCCGAGTCTTGCTTCTATCCAGGACATTAATGGTCTTGCAAAAGGCTATGTTCATGCCCAGCGTATGGTTGGTGCTGATAAAGTAGTTATTCCAAAAGAGGACTCAGGTCCTGAAGACTGGAATGACTTTTATAATCGTTTAGGCAGGCCAGAAAAATATGAGATTGACCGCCCTGAGCTAAGTGACGGTTTAGAGTATAACTCTGAAATGGAAAGCAAGATGCTTGGGCTTATGCACGAGTCGGGCTTATCTCAAGCTCAGGCACAAAAGTTATACTCAGGCTATATGGAGTATATAAACGAAGGTCATAAAGGTATGGCCGCAGGCAAAGAAGCACAGATTGCTGAGTGGGATCGTGATATTAGGCAAGAGTTTGGACACGCCTACGATGAACGAGTAGACGCAGCTCAGCGTGCAGCAGCAGAGTTTGGAGGTGATGAGTTTCTAGGTTGGTTGGATGAGACTGGTCTTGGTGATCATCCTATGTTTATTAAGATGTTTTCTAAGATAGGCATGGGTATCATGGAGGATAGTGCTGATACATCAGGTAGGGGCAACTCATTTACACTAACCCCAGATGCAGCCAGGCAAGAAATTGCTAGGCTCCAACGTGATCCTAACTTTATGAAGCAGTACAGTGACAGCGAAGTAGACGGTCACCAAGCTGCCATAGAAAAGATGCAAGGCTTGTTTGGCTTTGCTTACCCGGATACTTAAGATGGGTAAGAGTAAGATTGGATTGTGGGCTAATATACACGCCAAGCGTAAGCGTATAGCAGCCGGGTCTGGAGAAAAAATGCGTAAGCCGGGGTCTAAAGGGGCCCCGTCTAACGCGGACTTGAAACGTTCTCAAAGTAAGAAGGGAGCTTGATATGCCAAAAGGTAAAGGTTACGGCAAAGGCAAGGGCGGTAAAAAGAAATAAGCCATGGCAAAAAAGATTAAAATAGGGTATCTTGACGAGGAGTTCCGTAAGACTAAAATGGGACGAACGGCTAGTACTCAAAATAGGTATCTTGAATATCAAAAGCGCCTAGCTGAGCGACTATCCGTACCTTCAAAGTATTTAGACGCAGCTAACGCTATTATTAAAAAGCAAGGCAAGTCAGATCCGGTTACGGCTAATATTAGGTCATCAGCTAGAGGCCGAGGGGTGACTAACCCTGAAGCTGCTATTAGAGGTGCTGAATTTGCAGGTTATTCTGGAGCAGATGCTCAGGGTATTGTTAGACGCGCAGCGGGCAATACCACTGGAACAAAGCTCGGATCATAGTTTACTTAACGCCAAAAATGCGTTACAGTAATAACGGGTAGCGGTTTACCGTCCGAAGTCATAATGCCTAGACTATAAACTGGTAGCAGAGGTCCGAAAGGGCAGCCGAAGCGTTAAACTTAATGTTGAAAAAAGGAGGTATGGACTATGTCCCTACAAATTACGACAGCCTTTGTACAGCAGTACAAAGCAAACGTCGAGCATCTCCTACAGCAGAAAGGCTCCCGCCTACGTCCATTCGTACGGGTTGAAACTCAAAATGCTGAGTTTGACTTTTATGATCGTATCGGGGCGACTTCTGCTCAAGAGGTTACTGGACGTCACCAAGACACTCCGCTTATTAATGTACCGCATGACAGACGTAGAGTCTCATTGCGTGACTTTGACTGGGCAGAGCTAATTGACCGTCAAGATCGAATCAGAATGTTGATTGATCCTACATCACCTTATAGCCAAAATGCTTCAATGGCACTTGGTCGTAAGATGGATGAGATTATTCTCGAGTCTGCTTTCGGTTCTGTTCAAACAGGTAAAACTGGTTCTAGTACAGTTACATTCCCAGCTGCTCAGCAAATTGCTGTAAACTATGTTGAGAGTGGTTCTGCTACAAACTCTGGTTTAACCATTGGCAAACTACGCGCCGCTAAAGAAACACTCGATGCTGCAGAAACTGATCCGTCAGATCCTCGTTACATTGTTTGTACTGCTAAGCAGATCACTGATCTACTACAGTCAACTGAAGTAACAAGTGCTGATTTTAACTCAGTTAAAGCACTCGTCCAAGGCGACGTTAATACTTTCATGGGCTTTGAGTTCGTACGCACTGAACTCGTAAATGCTGATGCTTCGTCTCACCGTAGGGTTCTTGCATATTGTAAATCTGGTCTGCTGCTTGCAGTTGGACAAGATGTCAATGTGGATATTGGCCCAAGACGTGATAAACGAAATAGCACACAGGTTTATTGCTCAGCTTCTTTCGGCGCAGTCCGAATGGAAGAAAAGAAAGTCATTGAAATCAAGTGCGAAGAATAGGGAGGGATTGAAAAATGGCTACAACTAATTCAACACAGTATGCTAACACTCAAGCAACTCCGCGTGTTATGAATGCAACTCATGAAGATCGTGGGCGCGTTCGAGTAAAAGCATTTGATTGGACTCAGGTTGGTACAGGTACCGCGGCAGATCAGCAGTATCTTTGCCAGATGGAAGCAGGCGCTGTTAGAATTCTATCAGTGTCAGTAACCTTTTCTGCGTTTGGCTCAGGCCGTACTCTTGACTTTGGTCATGCCGGTGCTGAGGATGAGAATGGAACAGCTATTGCAGCTGATCCAGATGCTTTTAGCGCGGATCAAAGTATTGCGACAGCGGGTACAGCCGTTATTGAGATCAACAACCAGATTACCACTAAAGATGGTTTTGTGTTTGCTGGTCAAGTTAACGACGGTACACAACCTGCTGGTGCTACGCTAAATGGTTACGTAACTTACGTCATCGACTAAGGAGCTTGTAGGGCTAGGTTAATCCGAAACGCCTAGCCCTACAGACCAATTATATGGCAGCATCAGACATAGAAATTATAAACAGGAGCCTTGCTCTATTAGGTATTGAGTCTATCACGTCTCTTTCTGATAATAGTAAGCAGGCCTCGACTGCTCGCGTGTTATTTAATGATACG